AGCACCAAGTCCAAATAAACTCTGACCAGCATAGCCTAAAGGAGCACTAGCAGCCTGAGCAGTTTCAGCTTGTCCAAGACTTGTTCCATATAAAGCAGACAACCTATCTTGAAGTGCTTGAATCTCTGGAGATGCTTGATATCCAGCACTCTCTAATCTTCCTTCAGGACCAAACCCAAATGTAGAAGTACCAAACCTAGTAGACATTCCTACTGGTCTAAACCGAGCTTCATCTGCGGCTAGTCTAGCTGTGTCTCTTTGTGCTGCTGCAGATTTTTCGGCTGCTTTTTCTGCAGACCGGCCTGCTATAAGTGAGCCACCAATAGCGGCGGCTGCTATTGCAAAAGGCATGGTATTACTCCTTAATTAAAACTTCATCAATGTTGTTAATATCTGTTTCCTCGGTAGCATGAATGCAGTACCAAACACAATCTTCTAATGCTAAAACACCGTGATGTTTATCGGCTTTGATATTAAAACAATGAGGTGCTTCAATATCAAAAACTTCATCATCTACTACAACTTTTACCTTGCCCTTAGCAAGAATAGATAGGTGGTCATACTTATGCTTATGCTGTACAATCTGTGTGCCTTTAGGAAAGAAGCACTCTTTAGCATATAAATTATCTGAGAAATGATGTGCAATCATGTCTTCATAATGTAGCAAAGGGCATAGTACGGGGGCAGATTGGCGTTTGTGCCAGAGTTACCAGCAGAGGCGGTCGTTCCAGTAACGGTCACAGTATGGTCATGGATTCCAGCGGTTGCGGTTGGGCCAATCTCATTATTTCCAGAATCACCAGTAAAACGTCCGTCATCGCCTGTGTTAACTCTTAATGGAGCGCCACCAGTTGAAAATACGGTGTGCTGATGGTTACCATTTGCAGCCGTTGTTCCGCTTGCACTTAATGTATGGTTGTGAGATACTACAACTGCATCCTTAGAACCACCAGAAGCCCCTACAGTTACTGTTCCAGCAGAGGCTGAGATAGCCGTGCTGATGAAAGAATCTCCAGAACTTAGAGTGTATGTTCCTACGCCTCCCGTGCCTGTACCCAGTGCAGCAATACTTATACCAAAATCAATGTTAGTTCCTGTTAAGAACTGACCAACAGAAAGTGTGCCAGAAGCTACTGCCGAGACTGTTAGGATTGTAGAATTGATAGTTAAAGTAGTACTTGTTAAAGTAAACGTACCAGTCAAACTGGTTGATGCTAGGGTCTGGCTAGTGTTTACTGTGTAAGTACCAATGCCACCTGCGGTTCCAGTAATCTGACCTGTAATTGTTGTATTTGCAGTAACAGAGCCACCTGTTAATACTTGATTTGTAATGAGAGTTCCTGCAGATACTGCCGTAACAGTCAGTGTAGTACCAGAAATAGAACCAGTAAAGGAAGAAGTAGAGCCTGTATAAGTTAAGGTGTAAGTTCCTGTTCCTCCTGTTCCAGTACCAAGTCCTGTAATTGTAGTTGCTTGAACTATAGAGGCGTGGCTAAGAGTATCATTTACAGCTAGAGTTCCGAAGTTTGATCCACCAGTCGTGCTAGATACTGTAAGCGTAGTACCAGAAATAGAACCAGTTACCTTTGCACCAGCAGTTCCTGTAGCACTTGCAGCAAGCGAACCAGCACCAATGATAAATCTACCACGCAAGTCAGGAGTACCGCCAGTACCATCACACAGAAGCCACCCAGAAGGAATGGTTGCCTGAGAACCAGACCAAAGCATAATCATGCCAGTGGGTAAAGCATCAGTAATAACATTTTTTACAAAGGCTGTAGTAGCGAGTTGTGTGTTGTTTGTAACAGTAGATGCCGTAGGTGCAGTAGGCGTACCTGAAAAGGTAGGACTTGCTACGTCTGCTTTAGAATTAACAGCAGAAGCAATTGCGGTTAACTCTACGTCAATCTCAGTGCCTTTAATAATCTTACCAGAATTGTTTGGAGGTAGTGCGTCTTTAGCGGCAAAGTTAGTTGCTTTTGTATAATTACTCATACTGTTTTTCCTTGTTTAATATAGATATCAATCCTCTGAATTGATAACGGATTACCATTAATTTCTGCTTCTAAACCTACCTGCATAATTGGACCTTTACCGCCCACATGAGCCTTAAACTTGTCCAGTACAATTCCATCAGAATACTCAGCAATGTTGTACTCTGATAGTTGTGGAAGCGTACTATCATTATACTCGTAAGCAACCGTTGTGTCAAGCTTTTTCGTTACTGCAGAGTAATTTTCGTTATAATTAAAGCCCCACTTGATAGCGATATCTTGGTTAGATCCCCCAATGAGAACCATTCCTATTTGCTTTAGGATCTTTTCCTTGGTAGGGCTATCAAAATCAAAGTAGTTAGTAAAGTACTTAAACCGATAGGTAGCCGTATTGTCTAGGTGACCAAAGTATTTGGCTATATACCCAGTCTTGCCAAGTAATAGCTCTTTAGACGCATTAACACAGAAAGAAGCAGGCTCAATGTTTGTCCAGATAGTAGTTCTAGCGGACCCGTCCTGTAGCGGTGTTCTCATGTCAAAACAATAGACATACTTAGTTGTGGGAAGGGACAGTAAATAGAAGGCATCCCTGTCATAATAAATAGACTTGATCTGAGAGGCTGACTCAGAGCTAACATTAGTAATCAAATCATCCCGTACATTCTTAGAGATGTCTCGCAAAGGCAAAGACTTTTCTTGAATCACACGCTGGAGACTACGCACACCAGAATCAGACAAGAAGATAATATCTGTACCAGTGTTCTGGATAGAGTCCCTAGCGATACAGCCTACGTTAGGAATATAGTCTGCTAAAACAAGCTGGGTTACATCAACAGGATTAGCATAGATAGCTATGTTGTTCCTACCAAATACAATCAAGAATCCATTATGAGCAGCTAAGCCTATAATCTGATCGTTATTAGGAAAGATAGCATTAATCGACAAAGACCCTGAGTCACCGCCTTGGAAGTCAGAGCCATCTAAGAGTCTGCTAAAATATACAGTTTGTCTGTCACCAGCAATGTCTGCCATCCAGATACGACCATAAGCAGCTAAGGCACAGTTTGGTTTAAAGTCTGCTATAGAGTAGCCTGTTGGTAATGTGCCAACATCGCCTAACTGTTGAAAGCCAAAGGAACCAGAGTGTGAGTGAGGATTGGCTATTGTGGTTACTGTGCTAGTCAAGGAATTACCAGCAGTGTACCCTGTTCCGGGGGTAGAAATAGTTACTGTTGCTATACCAGTCCCACTTAAGGTTGCTACAGTTAGTTTTGCACCAGAGCCTGAGCCTCCTGCCATAGTAAGTACGTCACCTACATTGTAGCCAGAGCCAGCAGCAGTTACAGAGACTGCAGTGATAGCACCACTACTCACAGTAGTTACAGAAAAGGTAGCGCCTGTTCCGGGAGTTGGAAGGTTATGATAAACAAGGACAGGATGCGCTGCTTGAACAAAGTAGGCATGGGAAATAGCATCAGCGCCGTCACCATAGGGCAAAGCTGCCCCTTGCCAGTTGTTGCCTGTAATGGTATAGGCTACGTCAGCAGTGTTTGCCTGTGTTCTAACAGTTTTCTGAGTTAGTGTTGTAGTGCCAGTAAACAGTTTATTGTTACCAGCACTAATAAACTGATTTGATGCTGCATCAGTCATCTCAAACATAAACTGTACATTGTTACTTCCTAAGTCTGCATTAACAGCATTGACAGGAACCCAGCCCCTACGAGCACCAATCCTACCAGACCTGTCTATAATACAGTTAAAAGCCTCTAGTGCAAAGCCACTAGATAAAGCAATACTGGACTCTTGGAGGTTTAGTCCAAAGAACCCCGGAGCCGCTATCGAAGCTGCTTGTTGTTGTTGGGCCATTAGGCTGCATTCCAGTTAAGTTCGTCAGGATAACGATTGCCTTCTGTCGAGATATGATCTGCTAAAGAAGTCTGGTATAATGCATAAGCTTCTGAGCTAGACATACCACCATCTTCTCCACGCTCTGCAAGAGCCTTAGCATAGGCTAAGAAGATAACAGGCTCAGCAGGAACTAAGATCTCATCTGAGTCAAACTGTAGTGGGTCTTGTGGCTGGATGATGTTAAACCGAATAACATATACACCATTTGGAATTGGATACAAATCTACTTGAGTATCTCCAGCAGTGTCTACACCATTAAAGTTATAGTATAGAGGAGGACCTACCTGAGTAGATTGATTTAAAAATAAATCATCCATCTCAGTGCTGGACTTATAGGTTAAGAACCAGTCGCTTGTGTCATTAATAATGCTTAATACCCTAAACCGTGTGCCAGAGCCTACTAATACACCGTTAAACAGGTTAGCAACAGTGTTCATAGTAAGCGTGTTGGTCAGCGCATTCCAGTTATAAGCATCTTCTACCTGTCTCTGTGCATCTTGGACGTACTTTCCAATAAGCTTTGAGTAAGTATTGTCAGTAACTGATGTGACCTCTGGCTCACGCAAGCGGATCAGTACATCATTAACAAGTTGTAAGTAAGTTTTCCTAGCCATTTAGCAATCCCATTTCCTTAGTGCTAGCGCCTTGCGAGTAGGTCTTCCCTTCTCGTCCTTCATGGGTCCCGGTACACCACTCATACGAGCACAGAAAGACTTCCTACGAGCAGCCTTCTTAGGAGACTTAGCAGCCTCTTTAGAGGACACTGGAGGCTTTAGGTTAGCGCCTTCCTTGTTCTTAAAGTATGCCCTGCCTTTGGCGTTTAAGCCACCTTCTGGGTTCTGATATACCTTCTTTACCATTATTTCTTCGCAGTCTTCTTAGCTTGTTTAAATGCCTTAGCAGTGGGTGCGCCTT